GGGGCAACTTGCGGGAATACGGGCGATGGCTGGACGAAAACCACGATCTGGCGGTCGGCGTTCTCGATGACCTGGTGACCAACATCATCGGTTGCGGGGCTGGATTGGAACCCATGGCGACACAAGGACGCGACGCATTGCCCGCCGTAGAGTTGAATCACCAACTGGCGCTGCTCTGGGATGAATTCTGGCAATCACCCGATGTGACCGGCGAACTGCCGGGGCCGGCATTAGAGCGCTTGGTGTGCCGCTCCTGGTTACGCGACGGGGAAATCTTCGCTCAGCACGTGACCAAACCTGCCGCGCCTTACGGTTCGCGCATCCCCTATGCGCTGGAATTGCTGGAAGCGGACTTCGTTCCCTATGATTTGACCGATCCCAGCAACCGAATTGTTCACGGTGTGCAGAAAGACGGTTGGGGCCGGCCACTGGGTTACTACCTGCATACCGTGCATCCCGGTTCAACCGTGAGCGTTCCCGGTAGTCGGTTTGAAACGATTTTCCTGCCCGCCGACCGCATGATGCATCTCAAGCTCGTGCGTCGGCTGCATCAAACCCGTGGCGTCAGCGTGTTCCATGCGGTGTTGACCCGGCTCGATGATCTCAAAGACTACGAAGAATCGGAACGCATTGCGGCCCGCGTCGCTGCCGCGTTGACCGCCTACATCAAGCGCGATAGTGCGCTGGCCGATACCGCCGTCGCCAGTTTGACGGAAGACGGAACGACCAGCAGCCGTTCCTTCGCCATGGAGCCGGGCCTGATTTTTGACGGCCTGTTGCCCGGCGAAGATGTGGGCCTGATTGACTCCAAGCGCCCGAATCCGAATCTGGAGACGTTCCGCAACGCCCAACTCCGGGCGATTGCTGCCGGCACCGGAACGCGCTTTTCGAGTATCGCCAAGAATTACAACGGCACGTACAGCGCCCAGCGCCAAGAGTTAGTCGAGGCGGTGGCGCATTATCGCCGGCTGTTCAGCTACCTGAAACACCGATTTTACTTGCCCGTGTGGCGACGGTTTATTGATGCGGCCCGGCTGTCCGGTGTGCTGCGGGTCCCGCTGAACATCAACGAATCCAGCTTGTATTCGCCGGAAATCAGACCGCCTCAGATGCCGTGGATCGACCCACTCAAAGAGCTGAAAGCTTTCCAGACGGCAGTGGAGTGCGGGTTCCGGTCCCGCCAGCAGGTTATCAGGGATATGGGCGTTGCGGAACTTCCGCCGCTGGTGCAGCCGGTGAATTCGCCGTTGCGGAATTTGCAGATTCGGCCATCGGACATGCGCACGGTTTGATCAGCCATGGCGGGCAGGGTGATGAGGGTCAGTAGCAGGATGAGGGTTTTCATGGTGGCTCCTAGCCCGCCTGGCGACGGGCGTATTCAGGTTAATGAAGTTGCCGGGACAAATCATCTTGCAGGCGATACCGCCCGACCGCCAAGACATCCCACGTCCTGGTAGAGATCGGATTGTTGCGGTCTTTCGCCAGCACTTCCGCCAGCATCCGCAACGTTCCCTGTAGGTCGTAGACCAGATCAATCAGGTCGCCCGTGGTGGATTCGTAGGGGTCGGCGGTCATGGCTGCAACTCCGTTTCGCCGGGGACAAATGGCTTTCCAAGCAACGACCGGTCTGTGATGGGCAACCCCAGTTGCTGACAGATTTCATCGGCTTCATCCGCTAGCTGTTGCTGGCGGTTTGCGTCAGTGTCGGGAATCATCCTGCAGATCGTCGCAAGGCGGCGGCAGAGATTGGATTCTTGAAGGGAGTCCATCTCACACCTCCAACTGCATCTGATCAGCGGGCTTGCCAAACATTTCCAACGGCATGATCGGCGGCAATCCGAGTTGTTGATGCGCCGCGCGAAGTTGATCGTGCATCGCCGATCGACCGCCTACGCTTCGGGCAAATTCCAGGTTTCGAGCAATTCGCGTCGCTGCAAAATACATCCGTGGCTGGCTGGATAGTGTGGCTTGTGGCATTTCGCCACTCAGAATCAACTCAATCTGGTAATCGCACCAAACCGCAAACCGGACATCGCACCAGCGGGCAAACGGGACGGCCAGCTTGCGATGCAGCCAAGTTCCGCCGCCGTTTTTGGCAGAGCCGCGATTTGACTTGATCAACTCCGATTTTTCAATTGTGAGAAAATCACACAATTGACTGATATAGGCTTCCGTTTCCGGCAAACGCAGAAAATCAATCGGGCGCTTGCCAAAATGCGCCGCTGTGACTGTAGCGTTCAGATAGCCGTCTTGCGTGAAGGGGATATTCAGCCCGTCATAGGGCTTGAGGATGGTGCTGCTAGACGTGATGCTGCTCATGGGTACATCTCCTACGGTTTCAAGTATGTCACCAAAATGGCGACAGGATAGGACTCAACTTGAGCATCGTAGGCAGCTCGGACGGCTATTCAGGCAAGCCTTTATTCACCGTTCCTCATCCTACCCTGCCTAATTTGCAGGGTTTCTGCCTATCGTTCATGCGAACGCCGGGCATAAAAAAAGCGCACTGACGGGGCGGGATATCCGCCTACGAGATCCAAGTACGCAAAGGATAGGCGCATCTGGCGGGGACTGTCAAGGCTCACCTTTACCCGCGTCTACCAATTTCATGGTCTGATCATCAAGGATGCAATAAAAAGGCTGCGCCCCGATGTAAGCGCCAAAGCGGTTTTTCGCATTAACTTCAATCACAATCGCCAGATGTCGATTCGGCATTCTCAGCAAGCGATGTTCGTCTAGTTTTGCGCTGTAGGGGTCAAAGAATTTAAAGACCTTTTTCACCACACCAAAACACACCTCGCCTAGCGCTTGTGATCGTTCCGGCGGGAGATCAATGGGTGTCGGATCGCGGGCAACGGCGGGAACGGGGCGACGTGAATAGGTCGGTGGCGGAACTTTGGGCGCTTCGGTATAGCTTTTAACAGGCCCTCCGGGCGTGGGCGTTCCTACCGCTGTGGTCACATCGTCGGCAGGTTTCCAGAATTGCCCCCACGCCGGCCCCGTGATCAGCAGGGCGATGAGGATCAGCGTCGTTTTCATGGATGGTCTCCACAAGGAAGGAGACCTCAGTTTACGCCATGGCGACGGATTCCCGTTGAACTATCCGGTAATCCCGGAGAGTTGCCTATCCGTGCGGCCCCATCCATAACACATAGCCTGCCGGGGTCAGCGCATAGCCGTTTAGCTTGCCCTGGCGAATCGGCTAAATCAGGCCAGCGGCCAGCAAGTAGCCTATCGCGGATTCATCGCCGGGCGCGGGTTGCCAGAACAGCGAGCCGGCAATGGCTGAGAACACAGCGGATTCATGCAGATTCATGCGCTTTAGGTCGGCCCGGCTTGCGCGGCGCTTCCACGATTTGCGGCGGGTGCGCCATATCAACCACTGAGACCGCCGTCATCAGCAGCCCGCGCCGATAGCCCTCCCCGCCTTCCTGCTCGTTGACCCGGCTCAGCGCCATTTCCAACAGGCGCTCAATCGTGGAAATGAGGGTTTCAAAACCGACTTCATCGGGGCGACGGCTGAATAACTTGATTTCATTCAATGGGATTTCGTCTTTCATTTCACATCTCCACGTAATAATGATGGTGTTTTAGGAATCAACGCATATTCAAAACTTGGTGCAAGGCCCAATATTCAGGGTACCCAAACGGTTCGCCAACTCGGTTAATGCTTGCAGTGTTTTCTCATTCATCGTTACTCTAATTTAACCTCTCTGTGATAAATAGTTCCACGGACTGCGTTGCGCCCCGATGCGCCCCGCTTGTCGGCAATCGAGAATACCCGTCGCCAGCGCCCGCGCCAGGCCCGTAGCGCTCTCGCCAAATCGTTCAATCCGATGATTGAGCGTGGACACCGGCAAGCGGTAGGCACTCGCCAGGCGGCGCAACGTCCATGTTTGGCCTTCCCAGGTTATGAATCGAGCGGCGGGCATCGGCGGGCGGCTGCAATCAGAGTCCGGCAATCCGGCGTGTACGGCAACACCGGGCTATCCCTCCCTTGCTGTCCGTACCATCCCTCCACCTGCCAGCCCGTCGCGTTCAACAGCCTCTCGAACTGATCTCGCGTGTAATGACGCTGGTGAAAGGGCGCGGTTTCCGGCGAATAGGGAATCACGTCTTGGTTCGGTACGCTCGCAAACAGTCGCTGTGCCGGCAAGGTTTCCAGCATCGGAGTCGGGTTCGCCAGATGTTCGATGATTTCAAATGCGGTGGCGAAGTCGGCTGGCAGACTGATCCCGAAATAATAGCCGTCTAAATCCACGGCCTGCCGGGTAACCGTGTCCCGGTGATAATGCGCCTTCGCATAATCCAGCGATTCCTCACTGCGCTCCAAGCTGACCACCTGCTGTACGCCCGGCGCGTCGGCCAGAATCGCCGATCCGTAGCCAATCCCCGCGCCAATGTCCAGTACCGTCCCGCTGGCCTGGGCGGCGGCCCAGCGGTAACGTTCCAGATGATCCTGCTGAATCCCCTCCAGGGCGGACGCGACTTGCCGTTCACCGGAGAGCAGCGCGGTCGATTCAGGATCAGCAGGCAAGCCCACCATCGCCCGGAACCGTGCCCGATTCGCCGGAATGCGGCGCGGATCGTCACGATAGCCGTAAATCCAGGAACGCTGATTGATGTTGAGGAACGCGCTGTCGCCGGGGGCCAGCACCTGCAAACCGACCTGCTCCATCTTGCCGACCCAGTAGGCGACGCACGGGTGACCGTCTTCCACCACGCCGCTGCTGTGCATCGAGTAATCCGCGCCGAAAATGCGCAGCTCCTTGACGCCAATGTAGGCGGCGTAGACGATGATGTAGGCAACAGAGTTATGATACCAGTCCCCGTGTTGCGGATTGACCGCGCCGATGGTCCAGTTCCACACTTCCTTGAACGGGAATTTATGGACATGCGCCGGCCAGCCGTCGCAATTATCACTGGTAATAATCGGTTTGCTGTGGTGCCACAACGACGCGCCGTATCGGGGGAACTTGTCGCTTTCGCCGCCGAGGTGATCCATCACAAAGCACAGATCATGTCGAAAGGCGCTATGTCCCCGGTTCAGCGTCCAGGTTTCGTCAACGCCGGCCAGCGAATCCGACAAATCGGACTCAAAGCACGCGCCGATGTAGCTGTTGCGCGAGGGGCCGAGGCACACCAGGGCGACGGTTTTCGGGGATTTCCCGGTCGGGTGAGTCCAAGGCATGTTACTGTTTCTCCTTATGTTCAAGGTGATTTCCGGGATAATATTCTAGCTGTATGTTGGTCAATACCCTCTCCGTCAATGACTGTAGTGTTTTCTTAATAATCTTCTCTTGCATGCGTCTTTTTTCGCTTTCTTCATAATCACGCAAGTTGTTTTCACTATATCTATGCAGATCATTCATCGTCTTATCCACGGTGAGCCAGAGGGTCGATTGATAAAACTGTTGGGTTGCGCTTTCGGTGCGGGCTTGCTGATCGGTGCGGCGGGTTGCGCAGCCATCGCGGCCCAGTTGACCGGGCGGGACAGCAAGGCCGCCAGTGCATAGACGCGGATGTCCAGTGGCTCATTCCGGCGTCCGTGCGGGCAAAACCATTCCCGGACTGGGCGGCCCTTACTGTATTTGGTGCGTACCTGTTCCGCCGTCAAGCCGTCAAAATAGGTTTCGTCATAGGCCAGCGGGAAGTGGCAGTAACCGGGGCCGAATTCTTGAGTCCGCAACCGGGCATACCAGGCGTCTTTTGCGGTTTCCGTGCCGACGTGCCAGACCTGAGCGCGGTATTTTTGCGACTTGCCGGCTTTCGGCGTCCAGATCGGGCGGCTCCCGGCCATACCCTTGACGGCATAGACGTGCCGGCCCTTGCGGGCTTCACAGAAGGCGTAAACCTGAGCGGTATGGTGGCCGCCTGAATCGACGCACGTTGCGCCGATCCGTAGCATCCGGCCTTCTTCGGAGCGCCATTCCTGTTTGAGTAGGTCGTCAAGCTGTTCCCAGACCGCCGTCCGCGCCGGGTCGCCGCGCAAGACTTGATATTCCACGCCCCAGGATTCCGGCGGGCTATCCCGTCCGTCCTGTCGCCAGCCGACAATCTCCAATTCCAGCCGGTCATCCTGGCAATCCACGCCACAGGTCAGGTAGAGAATCCCCGCAGGCAAGCGGGCGGACGTGTAGTTTTCACGGCGGGAGAGGAGGGTTGCAGGGTCGGATTTTTCGGTTTCCTGCTCCAACGTTTCGCCTAAAGAAACATTCACCCAAACTTTTAAAGTCTCTGGTGATTGTTTAGCGAACAGAAAATCTTTAACAATATCTGACCATCGCCGCCACGGTGAATACAGTTCATTGATATGAAATCCTGCTATCCCATTACAGGGTAATTCTGCTATCCATTGACCTTGATGCAACATGCTTTGTTTGCTGGATTCATTAATCAGCGCTGCGCAAGATCGACAAACATAACCTGCGCTCGATGGATTTCCGGGAAGCCATTGAATATTTTTCCATTCCAAAAACTGCATTTCCCCGCAATGCGGGCAAGGCACATAATATCTTCGCTGATCAGAATCATTAAATGCCATTTCGATACGCGAATTCCCTTTAATCGTAGGGGTGCTGGTCATCACGATTCGGCGATTCCAAAACGTAGCCGTCCGTTTGACTGCTAACGCGACAGGATCGCCTTCGGTTCCGGCGCTCACCGGATAACGATCTACCTCATCACAAAGAACAATGCGAATGGGCCTTGATGCTAATGAAGCGGGGCTATTTGCGCCCGTCATCACAATGAATCCGCCTGGAAACCATTTATAAAGAAGCGTGTTCCCTGCGCTTTTTGATTTTGGATCAGCAATTCTGCCCTGCAAAGCGGGAGTATCTCTGACCATAGGCGCAAGACGATCTCTGGAAAATGTCTCAGCCATTTCAACGGTCGGCATTACCATCAAAATAGGGGAAGGGTCATGGTGAATATGATAACCAATCACATTTTCAATTAAAACAGTTTTTCCTACCTGTGCGGAAGTCATCAATACCACAGTATGTACGCCTGGTTCATTTAATGCGTCCATCATGCCGGATTGATAAGGTGCTTTTAACGTTGAATAGCGCCCCGGCTCGGCAGCAGACTCAGCGCTTAATCGGCGTTCCGTGTTCGCCCACTGCGAAACTGTAAAGTTGGGTGGCGGTTTCCATGACCATCCTCTATTGAGCGCCGCACTAATAACAGGCGAAAGATTACTCATATCCTCCCATCATACCAAAAAACCCGGCATTGCTGCCGGGCTTTTTAATTACCCAATCCTTTCCGATCATCTCCGGTTCGTTCCTCTTCT